AAAAAGTTGCTGTAATGAGTTATCGTGTTTTATTCAAATAATACCAGGAAATGATTCATTTCATCCTAAGCTTACTAATATAAGTTGTATTTATTATAGATGTTTAGATTCAAAAGGATTTATTATTCCTATCAATCACTCAGAAACATTTAACTTACCATGGGATGATGTATTAGAATTTATTAAACAACACACAGTTATTCATGTTATAGACAAAAAATTCCATAATTATTTCTTATCTGAATCATTACCTATAACAGACATACAATTTAAAGTACTAAATAAAATCAACAAAACTATAAACACATCAGAATATGATACACCTGCTCATACCCATTTTTATAGAGAACATTATTTTAGAAACAACATTAATAACATCATACCAATTGCTAAGCACTTGGAAAAATACGACAAAGTTTTTGAAGTAATTAAACCATACTTAAACAATAAAATAAGTTCTTGGTTCGATAATAGTTTTTCTAATGTATTTAGAAACATAGAGCAAGTAGGTTTAAAAATCACACCCAGCAAATTCAATAATCATTTTGAACCTAATTTTGATGACTACTCAATCAATAAAAATAAAATACACACATCTTATAATTTATATAATTTAACAACTAGACCATCTAATACATTTAATAACATAAATTTTGCAGCGTTACCTAAAGACTCAGGAGCCCGAGCAGCATTTATACCATCTAATGATTTCTTTATTGAGTATGACTTTACAGCTTATCATCCCAGTCTTATTGCTAATTGGATTAACATGGATTTGGGTTCTGACCCTTATGAAAAAATTTCCCAAATACTTAATGTATCAACAGAAGAAGCAAAAGAAATTACCTTCAAAAACATTTATGGAGGAGTTAGGGATGAACATAAAAATAAATCATTTTTTAAAGAAGTAGATGGACTAATTAAAAAAATGTGGTTAATATACAAACAAGAAAACCAAATTAAATTAGCTAATAATAGAGTACTTCATAAACACTCTGACTTAACATCAACTAAAATATTTAATTACTACATCCAGAGTTTAGAAACTCGATCAAATGTTGAGTTAATAAGTAAAGTATTAAAATACTTAGAAAACAAAATGTCAAGTATTGTGTTATACACATATGACAGCATATTAATAGACTTTAATAAAAACGATGGTATACAAACAGTTACAGAAATAAAAACTTTACTAGAATCAACAGGTTATATAACAAAAATGAAGAAAGGAACAAATTATGATTTTTAAAGACTTATCCATATTTATGGGCAATACAGAAATAGACATGAAAAACAAACTGTTTTGCTCATTTACAGCCCATGAGTACTTGCCGGAAACAATAGCGAGCATAACATCACGGTATCCTATATTATATAGTAAATTATTTATTTTAGAATCACCACAAACAACTGAATATCTTATTACTTATAATGTTGATACTGAAAAACCATTGACTGAAATACCAGATAATACTATTCTGTTACATCGTAAAAAAGAATCAAATTCATTATATACTATTAATGCTTTAAATACCTTAATTAAGTCATTAAATAATGGTGTAGCTGACTCAAACTATAGAATAAATTGGTCTGACTATAAAAATAGCGTATTGCTAACTCAAGGTGATGACTTGAGAATCATAAATACAAAAATATTTAAAATAATTTATTTGTAAAGTAAGTTTGGCTTGCCAAAAATACTATGTTATATTAATTAAAATTAAAAAAAGTTATGGATATCAATCTAATCAAAAACCGCTTGAACACCTTGCAAAACAAAAAAGGTGGCCAAAACAAAGAAGAACGAGCTAAAAACTTCTGGAAACCGTCTGTTGGAAAACAAATTATTAGGGTTGTGCCTTCTAAATTTGACAAATCAAATCCATTTAAAGAAGTGTTTTTCCATTATGGAGTAGCTAATCGTTCTATGGTAGCATTGAACAACTGGGGTGAAAAAGATCCTATTGTTGAGTTTGCTTCTCAACTTCGTAAGTCAACTGACAAAGAAAATTGGTCATTGGCTAAAAAAATCGAACCTAAAATGAGGGTATTTGTACCTGTAATTGTTAGGGGTGAAGAAGAAAAAGGAGTACGTTTGTGGGAATTTGGTAAAGAAACTTACCAAGATTTGTTGAGTATGGTAGCAGACGAAGACATTGGAGATTTTTCAGACATTTATGAAGGTCGTGATTTGACTATTGAAACTGTAGGTCCTGATGTAACTGGTACTAAATACAATAAATCATCAGTTCGTCCTCGTACTAAAATTACTCCATTGTCTGAAAATGCAAACACAGTTAAAATGTGGTTGAGTGAACAACCTGAAATCTTAACATTGTATAAAAAATACGATTATGATGAGATGAAAAACATTTTGTTGACTTGGTTGAATCCTGAAACTGAAGAAACAACTGAAGAAACAGTTGAAGAAGCTCCTGTTGCTCAAACTGCTTATTCAACACCTGTTGCTAAAAAGAAATCATCATTTGATGAAGATGAGTTTGACGCATTATTTGTAGCTGCTAAACCATCTAATTCTATTGATGAGGATGATGACATGCCTTTCTAATACTTAAAACATGGCTAAAAAGAAGTTAACAGATGCTGTATCAAATGCAGTTAAAGGAAATTTTGACTTAGAATCATTCAAAAAGTCAAAATACTTAAGTAACAGTTCAGTTACTTTTAAACCTCAAGAGTGGATTCCATTGAGCCAAGCATTTCAAGATGTTTTGTCTTTACCAGGAATTCCAATGGGTCACATTTCGTTACTTCGAGGCCATTCAGATACAGGTAAAACTACTGCTTTAATTGAAGCAGCTGTATCAGCTCAAAAAATGGGCATTTTGCCAGTTTTTATCATCACTGAGATGAAATGGAACTGGGATCATGCCCGTCAAATGGGCTTTGAAATGGAAGAAGTAATTGATCAAGACACTGGAGAAGTTGTTGATTATAAAGGATTTTTTGTTTATGTAGATAGAGGTAGTTTAACAACTATTGAAGACGTAGCAAGTTTTATAGCTGACATGTTAGATGAACAATCTAAAGGAAGACTGCCATATGATTTGTTGTTTTTATGGGATTCAGTTGGTAGTATACCATCTCGCATGTCTGTAGATTCAAATAAAAACAATCCACAATGGAATGCAGGTGCTATTTCTCAACAGTTTGGTAATTTTATTAACCAAAAAGTTGTATTATCTCGTAAAGCAAATTTGCCTTATACTAATACATTAGTAGCAGTAAATAAAGTATGGGTTAGTCCAGCTGAAACACCTATGTCTCAACCTAAAATGAGAAATAAAGGTGGTGATACTATGTTCTTTGATTCAACTTTAGTTATTACATTTGGTAATGTTACTAATTCAGGCACATCTAAAATTAAAGCTACTAAAGACGGTAAAGACGTAGAATTTGCTAAACGCACTAAAGTGTCTTGTGATAAAAACCACATTACAGGTGTTACAACTAAAGGCACAGTAACTGTAACAGTTCATGGATTTATTGATGATGACCCAAAAGCTATTGAAAAATACAAGAAAGAACACAAACATGAATGGTTAAACATTCTAGGAAATGGTGATTTTTCTGTAGTAGAAGACAAAACAGATTGGGAAGAATCAGTTAATAATATACCTTTAATTGGAGACGACGAATAATGGATAAGGACTTCCAAGAGATTATAAACAAACTTTCTAAAGCTAGACAAGCACAACCAGGAACTACCCAAAAGGTACTCCTGGTTGATGCTATGAATACATTTCTTAGAAGTTTTGCTATAATCAATCACATCAATCCTAAAGGAAACCACATTGGTGGTTTAACAGGATTTTTAAAATCAATAGGATTTGCTATTAGACACATTAATCCTACACGAGTAGTAATTGTTTTTGAAGGCTTAGGTTCAACTCAAAATAAAAAGAATTTATACCCAGACTACAAAGGAAATAGAGTACTAAAACGCATTACTAATTTTGATGGTTTTTCAAATCAAAATGAAGAAAGTGAGTCTATTGAAAATCAACTATTAAGACTTGTTGAGTATTTACACTGTCTTCCAGTAGACATCGCTTCTATCGACCGAACAGAGGCCGATGATACTATCGCGTATATGGCGCAAAAAATGCAAGATACTAGCGATGTTGTGATTATGTCTTCTGACCAAGATTTCTTACAGTTAATTAATGACAAAGTTACAGTATATTCACCAACTAAAAAAGTATTTTACACACCTGATAAAGTAAAAGAAGAATTTGGAATGTCACCTCAAAATTACTTAAACATGAAAATACTGTTAGGTGACAATTCTGATAATATTCCTGGTGTA